CTCGGCAGGATTGTTTTCCGGAGGTATTGCTATATTTTGTATTTTATTCTTGGCCTGATAAACCCTGATTCCATCGGTGGATAAAACAAGTTTATCTTTAGGCCAGGCTATAGCCTGCCAAGTATCGCCATACCAATTGTGCGGAGCAATTGCGGGAAATAAAATATCTCTCTTTGCCCGCCAACATACCGGATTAGCTGTTTGCCCATTCCGAGTGTCTGCGTTCCAGCTTACACAATCGTCTTTTTCGTAACTGCGGCTCTTTTGCCAAATATCGGCACGTATTTTTGTCTCATAACGCTGGGTTGTATTATTGTAATAACAGTTCGGCGGCCCGGCATAAAACAATGCCCACTGGTCGCTAAATTCGTATTGAACGTTCGGTTCTGTTTTTATAACACTAACAGGACATTCATTAGTTCCGTTTGCCGCAGTAACTTTCCACAGACTGCCTTCACAAAATTTTATTGTTCCTACCGCGTAATTTCCAGATGACCATAGAACCGGAATTGAATTTGTATAAACTATATGCTGATAGATATCTTCTTTGTTTTTCCAGCGAAACCAGCGATTTGCGCCATACGAGGTATCGAAAAGAGCAATTTCAAGCATTCCCTGACCGTGAACCAATCTTGTGCCTTGTGATGGATACTGCCAATTTATTTTGTTTTCGTCCCACTGATAAACTGATGAATCGAATTGACCTGCCCACGCAAATGAACGCAGCATAACTTTCAGCCGCAAGTCTCTATACGCTTTCCACAGATCAATATCTATCCTGACTCCTTGCTCAACCGCTTTTCTAATCAGCTTCCAATCGGCAATTTCATTTATGATTTGATTGTTCATTTAATAAACCACCTTGACGACACTTTTTCCTGAAGTATCTGTAATTGACATGATATTGGCGGTTTCAGTTTCGCCTCGATTACTTAAAGTATGCGCCAGAAAATATTTTATTACCCCATTTACTGTTCTGCTGACAACTCTGACAATATCGCCAACTTGGAATATTGGAAATGTTTCTTTAAGCAGTATTGTTTCATTCTGCTCGACATGCTCGATTAGAATTTCAGGAAACTCTAAATATTCTGCTGTATTTTCAGGTGGACTTAGTTCCATATTTGCTACAGCCGGGTCTGCTGTAACTTTATATGTTGTATTGTTTGGCTCATAATATATTATTTCTTCCTTCAAATATGGATCATCCGCAGGATTCCAGGGCTTGTAAGTTTTTCCGTAAATCCTGCCTTCATAAGTATTATTGCCAGCATATTCGACTGTAAGCTCACCCGCATCAACATTGGGCTCATCCGGCACCTTTGAAAGAATTACCCATAAAGTACTGTCGCCACCTCCCGCGCTACCTCCACCAAATCTGATGATGCCCCATTTATCGCCTGTTCCTGGCTCTTTCCATAATATTAACGCTGCACCTGATTCTGTGCTTTTTAATTTTGCTTTATCGTCAGTTTCTATGTCGCCGCAAGTGTGCGCTTCATCAATAACGTTTATTTTTACCGCGGTAAATCCAGCTGCATACGCTCTGCCAATTGAACCTGCTGCAATAGGCTCGCATGTTATCACAAATCTGCCGCCACTGTGACTTGCCGCCGATGGTGATACACCTGTAAAGCAAATGCTATCTTTAAAACTATTGCTGTTTACATCTATTTGGGTACCAGATATGCCAAGTATTCCAAATCTATCAACCAATGTATCTGTTGTATTTTTTACGAAAACTATGTTTGCAGGTAGTGACTGTGGTATATTTGTATTTACATTGTTTTTCCGTTTTACATAATCTTGGGCAGCATCTACCATCGCATTGTATGTACTTGCAGGGATTTTGAGCTTATCGCCATTTCTGACTTTTTTAAATGTATCAGCCATTTAATCCCCAAGCCCTAACGCAGAAAAGTTTGCCGATGGATAGACTTCATGGACATATACAGATTTTGGGATTTGAATAAGACAGTTCTGGTCTGTACTTTTTTCATACCTGACCCACAGATATTCCCAGCCTTTTTTGTTTATACCTGTGATACTGCCGATTGTGATATTAGTTTTATTCGGGCTTGCTGCAAATTTATAGGTTATCTCCCAATCACCGAAACGTCCGCTCTTTGCCCCTGAAGCTCCGGCAAACAAAACTTCACCCGCTGCAAAGCCATGCCAACTGCTGGCATTGACTTTTCCAACCAGATTGAATATTGATAATTTAAAACCTGTATCAATATTGAGCTTGTTTACAACCCTTGTCTCACTGAAGTTAAAAACAGGCACAATAATATCAATGCCATTAACAGAATTATCATCAACATTGATTGCGCCTTGAAAGTCAGGCGCATTTGCTCCATATTTATGAACTTGCAGTGGAGATATGGTTTGTGTGATTTTTTGAGTGCCACCGCCAGTGTCGAAGCTGTACTCAAATTTATCTTCCTCTTTTTCGTTATAGTTATAATTTACAGTGCCAAGCCAGATTCTATCAGAAATTTGCTCGACATCGTAAGAAGCCCTGGGAATTTCAGCAGTTCCCCATTTATCTGGCGAGTTGCCAACAAGAGCTTGAATTGCTTCGCCATCATCGCTTGTTGCATTGGGGTTTTGCACATCATAAGTTTGAGTTATGATATATTCAACGCTCGCACTTCTTGCATTACCGCCAGAGCGTTTTCGTCCTGCCCATCTTTCTTCAACTGTAAATGTCGCGGCCATGTTATTCCCCAAACTCTGCGCCGCCATCAGCAGTATTATCAGCAATTTCCTCTGTGGCTGCTGCTGTGCGCATTGAAGCATCTGCGATTTTCTGCATTACTCCGCCTGCTCCCATCTGGCCCAGGCCAAATGCGCTGAACGTTCCTGCAATCGATGCTTTATCAAGACCGCTTGCCTGCCAATCTTTTTTGGGCGCAGTGAGAGCTTTTGCGGTAGGCGCAGCCGGCTCTTTGACTTTTGCTACTGCTGCATTAAATTCGTTCTTAGTTTTTGCAAGTTCCGCCGCTGTCTCTTGTGAGGCTTTTTTGTTTTCTTCAATTATATTTTGAAGACCATTTTCTACATACTGGTTTGCAGCGCCCAAGCCTGAATCGAATTCTTTTTTTGACTGCTCTCGCCTTTTGGCTCTGCGAGATTCGATTTCATTTAAGGAATCTTCTTTTTCTTTATCAATTGCAGCACGTTTAGTATCTGCCTCTTTATCTATTTGCAAAAGCTTCGAATCGGATGCGTCCTGACGATCCTGTTTGTCCTTGGAGAAACTTTCTTGTAATTCTTTTTCGGCAGCTGCCGCATCGAACTTGGAATCAGTTATTTTTTTCCACCATATCCAGACCCGCATAAGTTTTTTTGCAACCCAATCAATTGTATTTCCCCACCATTCTTTGAATGTGACCCAAATCGATTGAAAGAATTGAACACAATCAACCCATGCAGTTTTTAATAGTGCTACGGCACGCGCCCAGGTTCTTTGTATAAATGCAGCTGTCTCTGCAAAAGCAACCTCAATGCCGTAAACGGTCGCATACCAGGCAACTGCAATTGAGTAAACAAGTGCATACCAGATTTCAGCAATGAACAATTTTATACTGTGCCAATATCCAAGCATCCATTCTTTCGCCCGGAGCCATTCCATTTTTAGAAATAAAAATGCTATTTTGGCCGCTGTTCCGATATCACCATTGGCCAGCGCCGCTGTAATACCGCCTATTGCGTTTGTCGCATCAGTTCTTAATGTATTGAAACATCCGCCCAGCCAATTAAGCAATTGTCCGCCGTAACCTGTAAAATATAAAAATACCCCGGTCAATGCTGTAACCGCTGTAATTATCATTCCGATAGGTGACATCAAAAACATTAACGCTGTTCTTATTGCTGAAAAGCCCGTTCTTATTACCGCAATCGCTTTACTTACAAAAATCATGGCATATCCAAATGCGACAAACGCGCCGCCTGCGGCAACCAGTGAAGCGGCAAGATAGAGCACCATGCGAACAAGCCCGCGATTTTCTTTAATCCAATTTGAAATTTTGCCAACGATTACAGCAATTTTATTTGATAAATCCGTAATAATTGGAGCAATAGCTGCGCCGATATTCGCAAATGACATCTTTATTGTTCGCCACATTCGATTTAATGCATCATTAAGTTCCTCCGCTGATGCTGCATCTTCACTTGATAGTACTAGCCCAAGCCGTTTGGCTTCCTCCATCAATTCATCTAATCCGGCTGCTCCTTTTTCAAGCATAGGCAGCAGTGCCGTTCCGCTCTTGCCCAAAAGTTTCATAGCAATTGCAGCACGCTGGGATGGGTCTTGAATCTGGCTTAATCTATCTGCCAAAAGCCTGAATTGTTCCTCAGGCTTTAAACCAGAAAATGATGAAGCATTAAGGCCGAGCATTGCAAATATATCCGTCGTGGTTTTTAATCCCATATTTGAATCAAGAATGCTCTGCTGCATTTTGCGGATACCTTTTTCAAGCGTTTCTATATTGCTTCCCGATTGTTCAGCGGCAAAACCTAATGCGCTTAGAGACTCAACTGAAACTCCTGTCCTTTTTGACATTTTTGCAATATTGTCTCCGAACGTTGAAAAATATTTCGCAGCACCGATCAGAGGCGTTAAAATTGCAGTACCCACGCCCATCATCTTTGCGCCAAAAGAAGAAATTGACTTTCCCCATTTTTTTATATCTGTTTCAGCGGCCCTGAGCCCGCGCATTAATTTGCTTTTATCTGCAAAGATTTCGACATATGCAGCACCTGCTTTTATTGCACTTGAATTTGCCATCTTCTTCCTTCGAAAGCTTCTTTAAATAATCTTCTGGACTCTGCGTCCTTAACTTCAATTGAGTTGGCCCGCTTTCGTTTCTTTGCATAATAAGGATTAAAATCCATAGGATGGTACGTTTTGCTCTTTTTGGGATCGCTGTTGATATTGCACAATAGTGCCATGAGTGCAGAAACTCTATTCCATTCCATCCTGTCGCGAAACTCAATCGCTTCGCTCATCCACCATAATTCGCGTAACGTTAACGGCGCGGGGTCAACACCTAACAGTCCTGCTATGATGTAGATTGTTCGCCAAATATTTCCGTCAGCTTTTGACTCACATCTATCTCGTCCATTTTCTGCGTCACCCGCGCAATCGCTATGTCTATCATCTTCTGCTGGGTCGCTGCCGCTTTGGCTCTGTCGGTCCGACCCCGTTTCTGGAAAAAATCAATTATCTCACTGTAAAAGGCCGTTTGTGCAGCAAGTATCACATCACCGCCAAGGGCCTGGCCAAACTGCTCGCTTGTAATTTGCTGTGAATCTGCCTGGGGTTTAATCATACAATAAAGCACATCGCACAATAGAATCTCATCTGTGCCAAGCCTTGTAAGTAGTGGTGGATCACCAGCCTCCGGCTCGAGTAAATTAACACCTAATAAATCACGAACTCGTTTTGCGCAGTCAATTGTTAAACTAAGAGTCCAATTTCTGCCTGCGCTATCTGTAAAAGTTTTCATGAATACCTCTCAATAATATTAACCGACTACTACAATGTCTTCCCAAGCCAAGTACTTGCTGAGCTTGGCTGTAACATCAACTGTAATGGCCTCTTCCAAATTTTCTTTTCTATCAAACTTTGTAATTGCAAAATTACCACGTGGCCCGGAGCTTCCATCAGAGTCCTTCGCACCCGTCAGAGCTGCAAGGCACACCGTTGTACTATTGAGCATTGCAGTTTTTATGGCTGTAAAAAACGCATCACCAGGTTTCCAATTCATTGTCCATGACAATTCACATTCACGCAGCGTCGCCGCTGTTGCCCGCCAACCACTATTTGCGCGTGTGCTGATATCGCACTCACCAGCCGATACCGAAACAGTCAAATCTTTTACATTTGATGCTTCCGTCATTGCTGATAACTCTGCGTCGTTTGTGCCGTGATATAATTTTGCATTGATGCCTAAAATAAAATCTGCTGCTGCCATTTTGATTACTCCTGAAAATGATTATTTCTTAACGCTGTTTTGCCATAAAGCTGCCATTCGCGGCTGGTTTACTGTTAATGCCGGACCCATAAAGGGTCGCGCAGCGATATGAACATTCTTACCTTTTATTCTTGTACTTCCGCTATATTCAAGTGTACGCGGCACATCTTTACCTATTGCATTTAATGCAACCGGCCCAACAAGAACTGACCTGCTGGATGGATCGAACGAATAATAAATATAGTTTCGAAGCAGGCCCGTATGACTCAGTGGCGGTTTTCCGGGTTTACTTACCGCATTGTGAGAAGGTGCTTTCTTAATAGACCTTCTGGCAGTAAGTCTTATCATACCGCCAATTCGATTTAATACTTTCCGCGTTGCAGAATCAACCGCCGCTAAAACAATCGGACTATCAAAGAACAAAGTTTTTACTTTGCAAAGTGACTGACCAAAATTAGATACTTTTATCGCCATTAGCCAAAATACCCGAAAAATAAATCCGCACGTGTCACGTTCGTAAGTGAAATTACTTCCGCAGCAATCCATGCGATATCAAGTCCATCGAAACTAATAGTTGTCATGAGATTATTACCGCTATTAATTGCCTTAATACCCGTTGGCCAATAAGATGTAATTGCGGCTGAATCGGCATATCGCGTCAAAGTAGTTTCTTCTTGTGTTTGCGGGTCTTTATTGCAGGTCATTGTGCCAAGTGTAAATGTGATGTCTGCGATAAGCTGTGCTGGGCCCGAGTGTGGGTTTCTGCCACCCCAGAGACGAACACCGACAGTTCCGTTTTCATCGCCAATTGCTGCAAGGATTAATTCCAAACCTCGGATAGCGGCAGAATTGATATTTTTGGCAAATGAGGGCTTATTATCAAAAGTATTTGCATTGAGAACTGGATTATCAACCGCATCGACGGATCGTAAAACTTGCCAACCTGAATTTGTTCTATGATTATTCATTGTTTTTCTTCATATAAAAGAGTCTCGGCCATAGGCCGAATCATCAGTTTTTCACTTTTAGTTTTACACTTTTAACTATTAAACAAATCTGTTTAACCTTCTAAATGGACTTGCTGGTGCTAATGTTCCTGTCACATTTCCACAAACAATGCCTTTTTTTAAATTTGCTGCATCAGGCACAAGAGCTAAAATAGATGGATTTGGATTGCCCCAAATTTCCCAATAATTATCTGGATTTGGTGCATAAACCATGCTTCCAGTTACCGGCATAGACCACTCCGAGCTTATCATATTGCAGCCGTTAAGAATTGCAGGAAACGCCATACTTTTAACTGCTTCACAAAATGAACCGGTGCCTGCAATTAAAGTTGAATTTTCAATTATGCAGCTACCGTCTTCCAGACGAATAGCATTTGCATCAAAACCTGTGCCGCCGATAAGAGTACAATTATTAATGTACAAATTTGCAACATCATTATATTGCGCACTAAATACACAAGATGCATATTCTCCTTCAGCCATCAGGGTTCCATTGTAAATATTTGCAAACGTAGTCATGCCGGTCAACTGCACACCCAGCGAATAATCGCCGGTTGCTATAATGTCACCATACAAATTCAAGGTGGTATTGTCTTGATACATACATATTGCACCGTTTTCGGTGCCGTTTGCTATTAAATCCCCGAAAATCGTAACATCTGAATTTGGCTGTATATCAATGCTGCTGTACTGCGTATTATTTTCAATGTCTGCATGTATGACCAGACCAGTGCCAGCAAATCTGAAAAAATTAACATCACATATTAATTTAGCGCATGTCAAATCTGTGCTAATTGTAAATATTTTGCCATTTGTATAAAATGTGTCTGTGCTGTAATCAGTTACCTCAGTATCAAGCCAATCGCCTGTTCCATTTGGCAGAGAATTCCACTGATGGAATGAATTGAAATTCTGACTAGCAAGTTGTGCATACCAGTTTGCCACTATATCGCTTTCCTTATAGAATTGATTGCTCCTATTATGGCTACAAGCCCATCAAATAACGGCGCAACTTGCGGAGCCAGTGTTACTAAATCCGCCGGCAAATTCATTATGTCAGGTATCCTTATGCTTGCGTGCTGTCCTGTTGCTTTTACCCAGGTACCATCGGTATTGATTGCACCGGCCAAAGTAATATTTGCAGATACACGCAGTTGACCACCTACAATTCTTGACGATAAAACAATATTTGATGCATAAACAGCATTTGGCGTTTCTATCTGTGTTTCAATCGGTAAAGGCATTTTATTTTCCTTATTCAATTACTTTGAAATTTAATGTTACAACGCTTGTAAAAACGCTAGGCGGCTGAATATGCTCAACCGAATACAATGGATCAATTGATTGTTTGAAACATACAGCGCCGATATCCTGATAGATTTTCTTGCGAAAACTTTTGGCAATTGCCAAAACAAGCTCTGTTAGAGCTGTAACCTCAATATCATCCGGCGCTTTTACCGCTTTTTGAATAGCGATATCTATTTGGTAATCGAATTCACTGCTATTGCGGCTGGAATTTGTGATATTTACGCTTTTAGGAACAACTGTAACTCGCAGAGTTGACAAATCCTTCAATTCGTAAAATGGAAAAAGCGTCCTTACAGCAGTAAATGGCAAAGCAAAGTTACTGTCATTTAAACTCTGAACAATTTTTTCAGCTAATTGCAAAACCATATTATTCTTCATCCTTCTTTACAGCAGCCAAACCATCCGGATTATCCATCTTAAATGCATTTGCATCTAATAAACACGGCCGCTCTCTGCAAACAGCACAAAAAGTCTGGATCGCATTTATCAGTCTTTCCTCCTGCGAGCTTTTTTCCTTAATGAGTTTTTGAAGAGAGGCAACCAGGCAGTAATTGCTGTACATAAGATATGCAACAAGGGCAAAACAAAGACCCAATTCACCATATTTCATGAACTGGTCGGCTATAGTTACAACGTCATTGGCCTGACCTGCGCCGGACGCAAGCATGTAAAATGGAATAGCCGACATAAATATCTTAGTTGTTAAGGACATCTAAATTTCCTTTGTATGAAAGCGAATAATTTTGTGGTAAGGATCGCTGTATCGCCAACAGCCATCGTCCAGAAATAACGCTTCATAAGTTTTGCCTTCGATTTCAATACGGTCACCAGTTTTGGGAACCGTTAATAGCCCATCAATAATTAAATCTTCTGCCTGAAATAAAAAATCAGTTACTTGTCCGCCAATCTTAAAACCCGAATCATCTTCTATCTGATAATTTGTTTTGCCAAAGCTGGCGCAGATATTTATCGTATCTGCGCCGCGTTTATAGATAACTGTTTCCGATGCATGCAACTTCAATTTGTCCGCAAGAAATTGAACCCCGTTTTTCAAAAGATTAACCATAACGACTCACAAATTCTAAATCCTAATATCTAAGCCCTAAATAAATCCTAATTACCAAAATTCGAATTTTGAAATTGTTTAGAATTTAGCATTTAGTGCTTAGGATTTTAGTTCTCTTGTGCCCAAGTTCCGTGAATTGCTTTAATGCGGTAACCATCAGTACCGTCAGCAACAAAAGTAATGAAGTCACCTTTCTTGGCTGTTGCCTTGGTATTGGAGAGTTTTTTGCCGTCGCCGCCTGCTGCGACACCAAGACCGCCGAGGTTTTTATCCGCCGCCTGGAAATCTACTTCGACAAGTGCCCCACCATCAGCAGCCATGTTCATAATCGTAAATTCAAGACCAACGGCAGTCGCTGGCAGCGTAATTACTGTATTGTCAGCTGTACAATCGTAGCAACTGCCGGATTCAGTTACTGCTGCGTTTGCACTTGCCGCCTTAGTGATTCGGGCATTTCCTGCAAATGTTGGAATCCGAGCATCGAATTTATTCAATGCAACATAAACAAACTGATCTGCTGCTGCAGCAGCAATTACTGCCGTGCCAAGCAAGGTATCGCCAGCTGCCTGTGCATCGCCGCCAATTTGTGTAGCAGCGCCGCTTCCTGCGACACCGCCCTGCGGATTGCCATCAGCATCGAACCAGACAGTCAGACCTGCTGCAAATGCCTCGTTCTTTTTGGGCACTGCAAAAACGCCTTCAACTGCTAATGCGCCTTTTACATTTGCAGGGATATCGAGCTTTGTTATGCCGACAAGACCTTTTTGTACAACGATTGTCCCAGCTGCTACATCAACAGCCGGTGTGTAATCGATTGATTTGCCATTTTGATAAAAACTAATCATTTTAAAATTCTCCTATAAAAAATATCTGAAAACTGATAACTGAAAGCTGACAGCTAACTCCTAGGCTTCACCCTTGAACTTCACAGCGCCGCGATAATCCTGTTCTCTTACGCCGAAATCAATAAAGCCTCTGAACTGAATACCGAGCGTGTTGAAATCGGCATCGGTCTTTTCAACTGTTGGCTGATCGATTCCATTGAGGAACGCAACTTCCAGGGCAGGAAGTCTGTTAGGATCAGCAAACAGATACCATGCCTTTGAACTATATCCTGCAAAAGATGAATTGCTCAAATAGCTGCTCGATACCACTTCATATTTACCAATATGCGGATTAGATGCTGGTTTACCTTTGTTGGCCGTTGTAGTTTCGTTTAATGTTGGTGACTTCATCAATAAATCAGCTGGAACTCTCAGTGCCGTTGGCACAAGGATTAATGAAGGTTGAACACCCAGCGGTTTGCCGTTTGGTTTTGTTTGTTCGCCAAACACTACCTCGGCATCTGTCAATGAATCAACACCTAATGCTGTATCTGCCCCATCTTTATAATTCTTATGAGCCGTCGAGAAAAAGCTCGATGGATTTGAAAGCAAAAGACCCCACACTGCATCAGCTATTGCCTCCGCTGCGCCCATACCAATCTGCCTGGGCACATCCGTAAAAGCTGCCAGATCATCATTGATAATCATCTGGCGAGTCAGTGCAAACATGATACCGTGAGTATCAGCCTTCTGGCCGTACTTCTGCTCATCGATTTTACCATGTTTCAATTCTCCATCGGGGCCAACCTGCTCGAATTTGAAACTTCCGGTCATACGATACCGGCTATGTTCTTTAAAATCGTTTACACTTGCAATCTTGCAAATCTTTCGCCATGCATCTTCAATATAGTTATAACCTTCCAAAAGCATTTTATTAGCTACATTGGAAAGTATCCCCGGCAGCGATGCTGTACTGAAAGCCGCTGCAAGCCATGCCGATGCATCCCTGCGGAATCTTGGCAGCTGCATTGCGCAAATCTGCTCACAATATTCCTGGATACCAATACCGCGAAGTTTTTCAGCTGCATCAAGCGTCTGGTCATCGTAATATTTTTCGAGTCTGGAACCTGAGATACCTGAAGCCATCAATGCAACTGCCTCAAAGACCTTTGGTGTTGCGGTAATTTTCTGCGAAGAGATAATATTTACATTTGGTCTGGATGCACGAAGAACCTCAAGTTCGCATTTGCTCTGGTCCCATCCTTCTGCAATTGCCTTTGCTTCGATATCATCGTATTTGCCGCAGCAGATTTTCTTGATAGCTGCGATACGAGAAGTTTCCGCTGCGGCTGCTGCCCTGATATCTGCAGTTGTGGATTCTGCGGTAATAGTTTCATCTTTATTTTTTTCTTGATTTTCCATAGTATTCTCCGTTAAACTTGCGGCAATCGTCGCCGAGGTATTGTTATCAGCACCAAGGGTTACAAAACTAATCTCACCTAATGTCGCCCTTCGTGCTATATTCATTGGGCCGGCAAATTCCTTGCCGTTTACTTTAGCGATGTTGCCTGCTTTGATAAATTCGACCTGGTCTGCTCGTGCCCCAATCGATGCTTGCCATTTAAAACCTTTATCTGCCAGGGCAATTACACGCGTTACGCGGGGTGAATCGCCTAAGATTTCGCCAACGGCGATGAGATTATTTTCCAGAATATCTACATGGTCAGTCTGGCCAAGTAAATCATCGATATCCTGGTTATGACTTATAAAAATCGGCCGGGATGAATTGCCAACATTTAA